TTTAATTATTGTTGACAGCACATCTGGCGAGAAAATTGATACAGGTTTATTATTGGCGACAGTAAATCAATCTAAAATTACTTCAGTATCTATTAATGTAGAACCAAATGGATTACCAGATAATCCAATTTCGATTAAGTCCATTAATAATTCAAATGGAATTCAATTGCAAAAATTGGAGTCATCCACTTCTGGTATAGTTACATGTACAATTGTTACTCCATTGAATGGATTTGCAACTGAACCATTTTCAAATGGGGATAGTATTTTTGTTGAAGGAATCCAAAAATATGGTGATACTGGTAGTGGGTTTAATTCTGAAGATTATGCATATAATTTCTTTACAGTATCCAATTATAACTCAACAGTAAATCCAAGAACATTTGAATATAATCTTTCTGGATTCACAACTAATCCAGGAGTTGCCAATACATCCACAATTTCTTATGGTAATATTGTAAATTATAATAATTATCCAAGATTTAAAGTTATTCAAAGATACACAACTTTTATAATTGGTGAACTATTGGAAGTGAAAAATGGTCTTGAATATATTCAAACGAATCTAAGAGTTATTGATTCCAATGAAAATTACATCAAGTTTAAAGGTGAATATCAATTAAATTCTTCTGATATTATTCGAGGGTCTCAATCTGGAACAATTGCAACCATTGATGAAGTTAAAGAATCTTTTGGATTTTTTAAAGTAGATTACTCATCCAACCGACGAATTGGTTGGTTAGATGATACTGGAAAGTTAGATGAAGATACTCAAGTTATTCAAGATAATGACTATTATCAAAATCTCTCTTACTCAATCAAGAGCAATCAACAATGGAATGATATTGTAAGTCCAGTTAATAGTATAGTACATCCTGCTGGATTAAAGAATTTTTCAGATACTCAGATTATTCAGAGTGCTCAGATTGGAATAAATTCAATTGATTCCTCTATTTCTAGATATGATTTAATTGAAGAGAATAGAGTTGATACAATTAATAATTTAGATTTAGTTTTAGACTATGATGGATTAGATTATAGTACAAGATACTTAAAGTTCAAAAATAAAAAATTCTCCGACTACATTGAATGTAGAACCAATCGGGTACTTAGTATTGATGACATTAGTTCACAATTTTCAAGTTTAGACCAATCTGTATCCGCTACATCTAAAATTGTAGATATTATTCCCACAAAGAAATTTAATCGTTATCTAGTACAAATTTCAAGCAAGGACTATACAAAATCTCAATTCAATGAAATAGTCATTCTGAATAATTCAAATGATATTGCAACACTAGAGAAGGGTAGTATTTATACTGGAACTTCATCTGAAATCGGATATACTTCAAATCTTCTTGGTGATGTTTATGGATATAAAAATGAAAGTGGGGATTATTATCTAAAATTTGAACCTTATGATAGTGTTAGCACAACATATAATATCAAATATCTCAATAATACATTTGATAATCAAGTACAAGGTATTGGAACTACTTCTATTGGATTTGTCAGTTTAATTGGTAATACAATATCTGTTGCATCAAGTCAGACAAAAACTATCATATCATCTCCAATTTCAACTTTAAAGTCAATTCATTCTCAAATTTGTTTGACTGATTCTACAAGTGGAGATATGAATTATGTGGAAATCTTTGTTGACCACGATGGAACTAATACAAATATTGCAGAATTTTACTTTGATATTGATTCTGAATTAAGTTCTGGATTTATTGGTTCATTTGGTGCTTCAATATCTGGTGGAATTATAAGTGTAAATTACACAAACGATACTAATAATACCGTAGTACTTCAATCTAGAAATGTTGGATTTGGTTCAACTTCTATTGGTATTGGAACTAATTATTTTAAACAGATTGGGCAACTAGATGATTATGCTAATACTGTTAAATATGAATCAAAGTATGTAAATGTCTCGACATCTTCAACAATTTCATCTTTTGATACTTCTAAATACACGTCTATTAAGTCAACTATAAGAGTTGGTGTAGGTCAAACAAGTGCCTTACATCAAGTCATGTTGATTTCGGACAATTCAAATACTTATACAACTCAATATCCTTTCTTATCAATTGGCAGTACAAGTGGAATTGGAACATTTGGAAGTGAGTTAACTGGAACAATTGCATCTCTAAAGTTTTATCCTGACCCTTCAGTTTCAGGTCAATTTGAAATCCTAAGTTTTAATGAAGTATTCTATAAAGAAAATGATTATGTGAATATTCCTCCAGTATTGTCATATAGTAATATTTCAGAAACAGTTGGAGTTTCAAGATATTATGCATTAAATGATACTGACTTAAATCGTTTGAATTTTGAGATGAAGCATCAAGGTACTCCAATCTTTATGAAAACATTTAATCCAGATGATTCAAATGTTTTAGATAAAGGTACTGGAATTTTTAATATCCAAAATCATTTTTTCAGTACAGGGGAAGAACTCATTTACAGACCAAATTCAACTTTTGTTGGCGTTGCAGCAAGTTCGGTTGGAATTGGTACAACGACTCTACCTCAGACAGTCTATGCAATAAAATTAACAAACAATAAATTTAAATTGGCAACAAGTAAATTTAATGCAAATTCAGGAATTGCAGTAACATTTACAACCTCAGGTTCTGGAAATTCACATGAACTTGAGATGGTAAAGAAAAATGAAAAATCCATTATTTCAGTGAATAATGTAATACAATCACCGATTGCATATTCTCTAATCAATTATAATGTGAGTAATGGTGGTCAAATCGGAACTGCATCTACTATTTTTGGATTAACCGGAATATCATCAATTATTCTTGGTGATATTCTAAAAATCGATAATGAATTCATGAAAGTCCAAAATGTTGGATTTGGAACAACATATTCTGGTCCAATATCATTTGCAGGTACATTCCCATTAGTAAATGTCACTCGTGGATTTGTTGGTACATCTGCAACAACTCATGCTAATTCATCTCCCGTATCAGTTTATAGAGGTTCATACAATATTGTTAAAAATAGTGTCTACTTTACTGATGCACCTCATGGAAATCCTTCCGACCAATTATTCGAAGACTTCGATAATCTACCAGAATCTAGAGCAACATTTAATGGACGGGTTTTCCTAAGAAAAGATTATACAAATAATCAAATTTATGACAACATTTCAGAGCAGTTTACTGGGATTGGTCAAACTTATACTTTAACTGTAGGTGGGGCAAATACAGTTGGATTAGGAACAAGTGGTAGTAATGGTATTGTCATTATTAATGGAATATATCAAACACCATCCACTCAAAATAATCCAAGTAATAACTTTAAAATCATAGAAAATACGTCTGTTGGAATCAGTAGTATAGTCTTTTCGGGAATTACTTCTAGTAATGGTTCAATCGTTATATCTCAATCTGATGTAAATCAAAATCAACTACCCAGAGGTGGAATGATTGTATCCCTAGGTTCAACTCCTGGACTTGGTTATGCACCTTTAGTTGGAGCGTCTGTAACTGCAATTATTGGTGCAGGTGGGTCCATTACATCGATTGGAATTGGTTCTACTGGTACATGGGGTTCAGGTTATAGGAACCCAGTATCTATTGCAGTTACTCAATCAGGACATACTGGGTCTGCTGCTACGATTACCGCGATAGTTGGTGCAGGTGGAACTTTATCATTTACAATCGTAGGTGGTGGTACTGGATACACTAACCCAACTATTAATGTATCCCCCCCAAGTTATAATAACTTACCTATTATTGGTGCATCTAGAATTGGAATTGGAACTACAACTGCATGTGGAACTGGATTACTTGTAAATGTAGAGGTTGGTGCAAGTTCTACAACAGGAATTGGTTCAACTCTTTTTGAAGTAAACAATTTTAAAATTGCAAGAAGTGGATATGGATTTAAACGTGGTGATGTAATTCGTCCGGTGGGACTTGTTACTGCATATGGACTTTCTCAACCTGTTTCAAATTTTGAATTAACTGTACTTGAAACATTCAATGATTCATTCTCCGCATGGCAATTTGGACAACTAGATTACATCGATTCAATTCAAAATCTTCAAGATGGAGTTAGAAAGAGATTCCCCCTTTATTATAATACACAACTATTAAGTTTTGAATCAAATGCATCAGATTCAGATTCACAAGTAATTGACTTTAATAATCTACTCATAATCTTTGTAAATGGAATTCTTCAAAATCCAGGTGAATCTTATCAGTTTGATGGTGGAACCTCGTTTACTTTCATTGATGCACCTAAATCAACAGATAATATTTCAATTTATTTTTACAGAGGTAGTTCTTCTGATAGCATATTAGTTAATACGAATGAAATAATTAAAATTGGAGATTCAGTACAAGTCTTAAGTAATAATGATAATCTCTCGAATACTATCACTCAAGATTCTAGAACTGTTACTGATATTACAACATCTGATGTAATTACCACAAATCTTTATAGTGGGCGAGGAATCGATTTTACAAATCAGAGACCCATAAATTGGACTAAACAAAAAGTCGATAAAATCATTGATGGTTATCCTGTATCTAAAGCAAGAAATTCCATTGAATCTCAAATTTATCCAACTGCCAAAATTATTAAAAATGTAACATCATCCGATACTGAAATATTTGTAGATGATGCTGAATTCTTTAATTATGAAAATATTTCTCCAGGTAGTATTGAATTTGATGCTCTAATTGTTTCAATAGGAACAAGTTCAATCGAAACAATTAATAATGTGACTACAATTTCTGGGTTATCAGGTAGTATAACTGGGATTACAACTTCAGTTGGTATCGGGACAAATTTAGCAATTGTATTTACAATAGATTCTACGTTATCGCCATTCACTGGAATTTCATCTGGAAATCCAATTTATGTTTACGACACTAAAGTTGGAAATGGAGTTACTACATCATCTGGAATTGGGACAACCTTCCTGGATAACATTTATGTGATTAGCGCCTTTAACTCTTCAACCGGAATTATGACTTGTAATGTTGCATCTACAACAAATGTAGTAGGGATTGCAACAACGGGTTCAAGTGTAGGTAAGTTCTCGTGGGGAAAACTCTCTGGATTTACTAGAGGTCCATCTCCAATAACTTTAAATATTAATGGATATACGGTAGATTCTGGTCTTAGTACATATCCAACAATTCAAAGACGTGGTTATGGATTGCGAGATACTGGTTCAATTTGAATATAATTATGTCATTATAAATATAGAAAAACCTATATTCAAATGTCTGCAATAGTAACAGATAACTTTAGAATACTGAATGCATCTAATTTCGTGGATTCTGTAGATGATTCATCCAATTCTTATTATGTATTTGTGGGATTATCTAATCCAACAACTTCTGGATTTGGTAGAGATTCCGATTGGAATACAACTCAACCAAATCCTACTGATAATGTTGATTATTTGAATCACTATGAGTCCACAATTCTATTTGGTAAGAGAATAACAGGTGCAAATATTCGAAGAGTAATTCGAAAAATTGATTGGATATCGGGTACCCAATATGAAATGTATCGACCTGATTATAGTATAAGTAATCCTTCTCCAACTACTGGAGCAATGAGATTATATGATGCAAATTATTATGTTTTGAATTCAGAATATAAAGTATATATTTGTATTGATAACGGTTCTTCTGGAATTAAAACTACTGGAAATTCATCTGAAGTTGAACCTACTTTTACAGACTTAGAACCAACAAGACTTAGCGATGGATATACTTGGAAATATCTATATACAGTTTCTCCTAGTGATATTATTAAGTTTGATTCTTCCGAATATATAACATTGCCAAATAATTGGGGGACTTCAACGGATTCTCAAATTGTTGCAGTTAGAGAAAATGGCGATTCAAATATAAATCAAAATCAAATTAAAAAAGTTTATATTCAAAATCAAGGTCAAGGTTATCCTGCAGGTACCAAAACTTGCAACTTAGTTGGCGATGGTTCAGGTGGGACCGTATCGGTTACAGTTAATTCTTCAACTAAAATTAGTGATATTACAGTTACATCCGGTGGTAAAAATTATACTTATGCATTAGTTGATTTAGGTACAAATTCTAGCAATACACCTTCAGTTTATGCCCAATTAATTCCAATCATTCCTCCATCAAAGGGACATGGATATGATATCTATGAAGAATTGGGTGCAGATAAAGTTCTTCTATATGCGAGATTTGATGATTCAACTAAAGACTTTCCAGTAGATGCAAAGTTTGCTCAAGTTGGAATCCTAAAAAATCCAACTTTATATGATGCAACTGGGGTTAGTACAACTCTATACACCCAGAATGAATTTTCAGCACTGTCTGGGATTGCTTTAACGAGTTTAACGGGCGGAACTCCTGCAGTTGGAAATAAGATTCAACAAATTCGTTCAGATGGTAAAAAATCTGTAGCATATGTTGCATCTTATGACTCTGAAACAAAAATTTTAAAGTATTATAGAGACAGGTCACTTTATTTTTCAGGTGGTGGAGGGACTAATTACACTGATTTTGTTGGAGTATCAACATTCTTTGATACAAATGGAATAGTTGAATTTAACTCTTCAACTCAAATTACTTCTGATAGTGGTTGGAGTGCAAGTGTTGATACTACAATTACAAATACAAGTACAATCACCGTTGGAAACAAAATTATTAACTTGGGTGCAACATTTACAAATGGGTTTTCATTACCAGAGATAAATAATAAGTCTGGAGATATAATTTATATCAGTAATCGAAAAACGGTTGAACGTAACCTAAGACAAAAAGAAGACGTTAAAATTATCCTGGAATTTTAAAAAATGGCACAAAAAACAAATCTTAATGTAAGTCCATATTTTGATGATTTTTCAGAACCTAATGTAGGTGCCAAAGATAAAAACTATTATAAAGTTTTATTTCGACCAGGAAAACCAATTCAAACTCGTGAGTTAAATACTCTACAATCTATATTACAAAATCAAGTAGAATCCTTTGGAAGTCATATTTTCAAAGAGGGGTCAATGGTGATTCCTGGTAATGTGACTTTTGATAATCAATTCTATGCGGTTAAGGTAAATTCGCAACAATATGGAGTCGATTTATCAACTTATATTTCAAGTTTTGTAGGAAAGAAAATTACAGGACAAGTATCTGGTGTCAGTGCAACTGTTCAGTTAGTTCAACTTCCAACATCAGATGTTGATAATATCACTCTTTATGTGAAATACATTAATTCTGATTCAAATTTTGAAATTAATCCGTTTCAAAATAATGAGACTCTTTCAGCAAGCGAAACAGTTGGTTCAATTATTGCTGGGACACCATTTGCAACCACAACTATAAATGATTCTACTTCAGTAGGTTCTGCAGCATCAGTTGATGATGGTATATACTTTATTCGTGGAACTTTTGTTAAAGTAGAAAAACAAACAATTATTTTAGACTATTATACTAATACTCCATCATATAGGGTTGGACTAAGAGTAAATGAACAAATCATAACTGAAAAAGATGATTCATCTTTGTATGATAATTCAAGTGGATTCACGAATTATGCTGCACCAGGGGCACATAGATTTAAGATAACTCTAACATTAACAAAAAAACTTTTAACGGATACAAACGACACAGATTTTGTTGAGATTTTAAGGGTTAAAGATGGTACTATTCAAAAGGTACAAATAAAATCTTCATACTCACTAATCAAAGATTATATTGCTCAAAGAACTTATGATGAATCGGGAGATTATGTTGTTGACCCATTCGAAATTTCACTAAATGAATCATTGAATGACCGCTTGGGTAATAACGGAATTTTCTTCAGTAATGAAAAAACAAGTCAAGGAAATACTCCAAGTGATAGTTTGGCATGTGTAAAACTATCTCCAGGAAAAGCATATGTAAGAGGATATGATATTGAAAAGACTGGTGTAGAAATTATAGATGTACCAAAACCTAGAACTACTCAAACAATTTCTTCAGTTAATATTCCCTTTGAAATGGGGAATCTAATTCGTATTAATAATGTAAGTGGAATACCTAAGCAAAAGAGTGAAATTTATTTCCAAAATCAAAGGAAAAATGGTAATACTGTTGCGGCAGGTACCACAATTGGTTCTGCCAGAGTATATACAGTAAATGTAACTGATTCTGCATATTCAAGTCCATCTACAAATTGGGACTTATACTTATATGATATTCAGACTTATACTGAACTAACTTTAAATCAATCGGTTTCATCCGTTGAAATTCCCGCTACATCATTCATTAAAG